AAGCATGCGGCAGACATTAAGAAAGTTAAGGCACGTTGGCCAGAACTGCAAAAGCAGGGCTGGAAAATGATCCAAGACATTGAAGAAGCAGTAGACAAAAACTCAAGTGATGCAATTATGTCAAAACTAAAGAGCTTGCAGGCCTGGAATGTCTACGTTAAGAACAATTACTACAATGGTAAGACTGCTGATTACAGTGCTCGTCCTTATACTGTTCTTGCTACAAACCGAGAAGAGGCAAGGGAAGTAGTATTAGCAAATGCTGATGCAATTCTCAAAGAGTTTTTACAAAAGAAATTCGCCGGCGGCAAAAAGGTATTGCCACCACGTTCAGCACGGCCAATCACTGAGAAATCAATTGGTCTTATTGAACTAGCGTCCGCTCGCCTGAAGCCAACAACACTAAAGCCTCGTCCGTTTTTCACCCCCGACGGAAAGGTTGAAGTTCAACTTAAAGACGGCGAAATTGTTGCTCCTGCCGAGCAAGGCTTAGGCGAAGATAAACTTAAAGAAGCACATAAGCCAGGCGACTGGGTTATTATTACAATGGGCAAGCACAAAGGCGAAGAAGGCACAATCGGTGAAGTAATACACGGTTTGCACAAATCCGCAGAAAAGTCATATATCATTGACCTTGAAGGTGATTTCCAGAAGGGCTCTGTACGTTTACGTCCGGGCCATTTCAAAGCTAAGAAGACTGTACAAGAAACAGACACAACAGAAGGTTACGATTACTCATCTGACGACGAATTAGATGATGAGGAATATAAAAAAGCCTTCCCAGATCACCAGGCTATGGGTGTTCCGGCCTCTAAAGATCAGTATGAAAAAGCTGTTGACAAACGAAACAAGAAGCAGAGCCGCGGTAAGTACAAATCAGAAGCTATTGTTAAAGCACCACCAGGTCAAACAGACATGGACGGCAACGAATACAAATACTTTGACGACGAGACCGGCGAACTATTCCACGAAAAGCCAGGCGAAAAGGATGATCAGGGTTATCGCAAGCTAGGATACAAAGACTTTACAAAAGGTGCTAAGCGCCGTGAGCCAAGCGGCAAAGGCGGTGCTAACAAATGGGGCGTCATTGGCGACTTTGGCGACGTCGCAGCAGGCGGTGGCGATCCAATCGATTATGTTATGCAGAAGCATACCGTAAGTATAGAATATCTAAACTTGCTAGCGCAAGAAAACGGCTTCCAAGACGCCTATGAGTGGGCAGATAGTTATCGCATGGAAGAGGCAGACATGGCAGCCGCTATTGCAAATGCAACTGCTGACTCTGCAGAGCAACGCAAAGGCTATAGCTGGAAAGACAAACGCAAAAAGAAAGGCAATGCAAAAGGCGGAAAAGGCATCGGCTTTACAGCACCTAAACGTTCAGTAGAGCCTGACACATTTTTTGGAGAGAGTAAAGTGAATTTACGAGTACTAGCACAGTGGATCGACGAAGCGTCTGATTCAGAAGATATTAGAGAAGCAGTTATGCAGCGTGGTCTGGCTAAGGCAGCTAAGAAAGCAGGCATTGATCCCGACACAGCAATTAACGAAGCTTGCGAGCGCTACTTAGGCGCTAAGACACTAACAGCACTAATAGAAGACTTAGCACCACTAGAGTTTGGCAACGACCCAGATGTTTCAAAGTGGAAAGGTCAGGCTAAACTGTCCGGTATTAACCGTGGTGGCAGCAAATCTAGAGCAGAGCTAAGCGGCTCAAAAGAAGAGCAGAAAATTAAAGACGCATGGCGTCAGTTAAATGCAATGGTTCGCAAACAAGGCGGTCGACCATCGCCAGCAATTGCACAGAAACTAACCAAACTAAAAGCTATTGCTGCAAAGCATGGTGTAGACTTAACATCCGCGGGTGCAGACGACAAAATGTTAGGCTTGTAATTTAGAAGCATAGGCTAGGAAAAGATAGGCACTTTGGTGCCTATCTTTTTGACTACCCCTCCTGTATTTGCTATAATTACTAACTGTACATAGGAGAACAATTACAATGTCAGACAAAGTCTTTAACTCTGAGGAGAAAGCAAAACTAAACAGCCTGATTACCGAAGGCATTGGTGTCTTAGGAGAGATCGAAGTAATGAACGGCGGTCTCAATGATACCATTAAAGCTATCGCCGAAGAGATGGAAATTAAGCCATCCATTCTGAAGAAAGCCATTAAGACAGCGTACAAGTCTAATTTCCATATTGCGAAAGACGACTACGACTTACTTGAAACTATTTTGGAAACAGTAGGCCGTACTGATTAATGAGCTTCGTCGATGCTTATTACAATCGCGACGAGGACCAGGTACTAGTAGTAGAGCGTGTGGACGGCAAACGGGTTTATAAAGAATACCCGGCAGAATACACGCTCTATTACGATGATCCTAAAGGTAAGCACCTGTCAATCTATGGTACACCTGTATCTAGATTTACGACAAAAACTAACAAAGCCTTCAATCGTGAAAAGAAGATCCTGTCAGGCAAGAAGTTATTTGAGTCTGACTTTACACCTATTGCGCGTGTCTTAGAAGAACACTACAAAGACGCAGAGATTCCAAAACTACAAACAGCGTTCTTCGACATCGAGGTTGACTTCCATGAGAAGAAAGGGTTCTCGCCTGTAACAGATCCGTTCAACAAAGTCACTTCTATTGCAGTGTACCTAGACTGGATGGATCAGCTTATTACGCTAGCAATCCCGCCGGACACGATCACATGGGAAACTGCGGAAGAGATTGCGGCTGCGTTTGATAACACATTCCTGTTCACAGACGAAGCAGAGATGCTTAAAGTCTTTATGGACTTGATTGAAGATGCGGATATACTAAGCGGCTGGAACAGCGAAGGCTATGATATTCCGTACCTTATTAATCGCATTACTCGCGTACTAAGCAAAGACGATACGCGCAATTTTTGCTTATGGAACAAGCTGCCTAAGAAGCGTACATTCGAACGTTTCGGTGCAGAAAACATCACATATGATTTATTTGGTCGTATCCATCTTGACTACATGCAACTGTACAGAAAGTATACGTACCACGAAATGCATTCTTATAGTTTGGATGCCATTGGCGAATACGAGCTAGACGAGCGCAAGGTTGCATACGAAGGCACACTAGACGAACTATACAAACAAGACTTTCCAACGTTTTTAGACTACAACAGACAAGATACTATGCTATTGCATAAGCTTGATCAGAAATTGAAGTTTATTGACTTGGCTAACGCTGTTGCGCACGCGAACACGGTACTAATACCCAAGACAATGGGTGCGGTTGCTGTTACTGAACAAGCAATTATAAACGAAGCACATGAGCGCGGTTTAGTGGTACCGGACAAGATACGTGACCGTGAAGAAAGCACGCAAGCAGCAGGTGCGTATGTTGCATATCCTAAGAAAGGATTACACAAGTGGATAGGGTCTGTGGACTTGAACTCACTGTACCCGTCTTGTATTCGTGCCCTAAACATGTCGCCAGAAACTATTATTGGTCAGTTACGTCCAATAGAAACAGACAAGTACATCGAAGAACAAATGCGCGATAAGCCTAACGCTCAGGGCAAGATGCGCAAAGGTAAGACGTTTACAGCGGCATGGGAAGGACTGTTTGGTACGTTTGAATACGAAGCAGTCATGGAACGTCGCTCGGACTTTGAGATTACTATAGATTGGGAAGGCGGCAACGAAACTGTTATAATTGCTAAAGACTTGCACGATATGGTCTTTAGTAAGGATTGCAATTGGGGACTAACTGCTAACGGCACACTGTTTACATACGAGAAGGAAGGTATTATCCCGGGCTTGCTTGAGCGTTGGTACGCAGAACGAAAAGAGATGCAGGCGCAACTCAAGAAAGCAATAGAAGCGAACGACAAGGTTTCTATCGAGTATTGGGATAAGCGACAGCTAGTTAAGAAGATCAACCTTAACTCACTGTATGGCGCATTGCTTAACGCACATTGCCGCTTCTACGATAAGCGACTAGGACAGTCCACAACACTTACAGGTCGAGCAATTGCTAAACACATGGACGCGCATGTTAACCAATGCCTGACAGGCGAGTACGATCACGTTGGACAATGTATCGTTTACGGAGATACTGACTCAGCTTACTTTAGCGCATGGCCTGTTGTTAAGGATGCAGTAGCGCGTGGTGAGCAAGAATGGAACACAGAAATTGCTATTCAACTGTATGATTCTATTGCTGACGACGTCAATAAAAGCTTCCCGGCGTTTATGGACAGAGCATTCCACGCACCACGCGACAAAGGTGAGATTATACTTTGTGGTCGAGAGGTTGTTGGCTCGCATAGTTTGTTCATTACAAAGAAACGCTATGCTATTATGGTCGTTGATGACGATGGCGTGCGCAAAGACGTAGACGGCAAGCCCGGCAAGATT